GCTGACACCGCTATGGACATAGCAGTGTCCGCTGGTGCAGTAATTGGAGAGAACTACAGAATAAAAGTAACTACTGGCACAACTCAGGGAGGTACCACTGCCCTAGGTACTTTTAATGCATCTCCAGCGCCTGCTACTGGTACTTCTTTTTCCAACTTTCTTGCGGAGTCTAGGCTTCCTAACGTAAATGCAAGTGTTAGTTATATATATGAGGCACAGGACGCTAGTGCCACCGGAGACGGAGATTGGTACGAGTGCTATCGCAATCAATCTCTAGACGAGGCATCCTGGACTGTTACTCGTAGTAACTATGTAGCAGTAGATAATATATTATCCAACATAGTAATTACCGGAACAGGAGTACAGCTAGCTCAAAACAATGATTATATTATAGCATACAATAACACTACTGTAAATCCTATACCTTCTAGTGCTGGCACAAGCAGGGAGACAAACCAAGAGTATAGGATGAATAATGGGGCGACACCCGGCTCTGGGGGAGAGAATTATATAGACTCTTTTGGACTTGGAAGCGGCGCCCTTACAGGTAGTGCTATACCTAATAGTACCATTAATGAAGGGCTTCTTATTAATGTAGCACAGCGATGGATGTGGACGAGGGTTCCCACCTCTCAAAACGGAAATAATTCTTGGGTTAAATGTAGCACCGGCAGTGTGTTCGTAGCAGCAGGAATTTATAGAGATGTTGCTTTAATATCTCCAACTATTTTGTCTGGGTACCCTACTGCCGTGCTAGATGCTAATGATCTATCAAAAATAGTTCCAGTTATTAAAATAGGAGATACTGCTAGTTTTAACCCAACGGGTAATGGAGCTACTGACTTGGCTTGGAGTACTTCAACCTCTACTCCAAGTAACTGGTATCAGGCAATAAGTAACGATACTAATGGTATAAATAATTATTTTGCTTCAGCTAATTTTAACCTTAGCAAGACTACAACAACTGTTTATGTTGGCATTAGAAGAAGAAGTCTTGCCACAGGCTTTACAAGTACTCCTGTATATGCTAGCGCAAGTATTACTGGAGGTGACTTTGTGTTTTCTCCAGGGGGTATTAATGGTTTCGGAGTACTAAACCAAGTTAATGGAAATTTATCCTCTGATCTAATAACAAATAGCAGTGAAATTAGATTGTTTGATGGTGATACCCTAGACGAGACAGTAGAGTTTAGAGGGCTAAGTAATCAGACTCAACTATCTGTTTCTCAGACACAAGGACCTGCTGCATCTATTTACGGGTCTTCTCTTTTACAAAGCGACTACGGTATAGATGTTGTTTCAGGCACCACTCAAGGTGGAGATACAGCGGGAGATAATATTGATGCTGTGCTTCTTCCTTCCGGAAACACCATAATAACCCTTACGTTATCTAACCCTGGAGAGCTACCTACATCTCCTAACTCGGTAAACTATGAGTTTTATCTAAGATTAGCTACTTCTAGAGGAGGTAACGGAGTAAAGCAGTACCCAACTCTTGCCTCTGATGAAACTGAGTTCTCAGCAAAAAGGTACAAACCTGTTGATCTAAGCGCTACAGCTAGCCCAGCTAAAACAACTCTTACTGCAACTGGAGATACAACTCTCAATGTTACTGTAGCAGGTGGATCATCTCCTACGGAGTACAGGCTAGTAAATACTACAACGTCTCAAAATATAGCAGACACTCAAGTAGGCAACGGTACTATTACTATACAGAGCGCAGAGCTTCCATCACCAAACTCCTCGGCAAGCTATAAACTGCAAGCAAGACTTACTACAGGCAATGGAGGTGTTGGGAACTCTTACCAAGACACCAGTCCTTTATCTACTTTTACTCTAAACAGGCTACAACTAGCGGACGGTACTGTATCTATAACTGTACCCAATACTACTCTAACGGCCGAAGATCAATCCAACCAAATTATAAGTTTATCTCAAGGAAACAATAATACTCAGTATAGAATTAGAGTTACCGCATCTACCGGAGGGCCTTCGGTTAATGACGTAGTAGGAGAGTCCATACCTACTGTGAATACTACTAGCTTTACCTTAATTCCTCTAACTAACGAGCTACCTACGGAAGGAAATTCAGTAGACTATATAGTAGAGTATAGAGAAGTAGGAACAAGTACCTATCTTGCAGCTTCGGGTACTAACACTACTTTTACTATAAATAGATTAGCCCTTTCAGACACAAATATTGTAGTGAACTCAGTACCTGCCAATCGTTTTACTATATCATCGCAAGGCTCTTTCTCTATAGCTATATCGGATGGTAATTCCAATACAGACTATAGAGTCGTTTTAGTTTCTCAAACAGGAACAAATCTAACTGTTGGTTCTGTATACGGTTCAAGAACCGGTAACGGAAATATAACTCTCTCAGGAACTCCTGTTCAGGGAGAATTTGCCACGTATAAGATTCAAGGCAGACCAACAGGATCATCTGTTGCATGGGTAAATGCTATAGGTACGAATTCTACGTTTACAGCAGGAAGATATGAGCCCCTTAGTTTTGCGGGCTCGTCCGGAGGCAGTATTACAGATGTGCCTATCAATAGTTCGGTTTCTACTGCTACTGTTGCCCTGTCTGGAGTTGTAGGTACTGTTAAGGTATACGTAGCTGCCAGCACTGGAAATGCAACAGTAAAAGTAATAAAAAATACAGATACTCCTGTGACCGCAACTAATGCTTCTCCCGTTAACGCTGTAAATGGAGATATTATAGGCCTTCAATTCACTGTTGGAGGAGGTTATTCAGAAACGTCTACAGCTACTATTTCTATTGATCAGCCTCTTAATACCACACTTCAGTTTGGGCCAGTATTTTCCATAACAACGGAAGCTTCTCCAGGGGGTAGCGACGACGACACCGGTGGTGGCACAGGAGTTTATGGTCTGGAGGTCTATGATTCTTCTAATGATCTTATTCTAACTAACTCTGACTTAGTAGGAGACTTTTGCTATTCAGACACTGTTTCAATAGCTAACGGAGGAACAACAGGAATAAGTGGGGTAAATACAAAAGGTGGTAATGTGGTTTTAATATTAGAAAACTTAAACCCTTTTACTGATAACCAAAGGGCGGAAGCGGTCTTAGAGAACAGTGGAAAACAAGTAAGAATTAATTTAGTAGATGCTACGGCTAGTACAGCTCTAACATTTAATGTACTAGTTTTTCAGCTATAGGAGAGAATTTAATGGGTTATGGACTATCAGTACTAAGCGCAAACGGAGCTACACAGATAAATACTGATGTAACTGGCAGAAATATATACCAATTTGCAGCGGGGTCTACAGCGGCAGGGGGCACAGGAAACCAAATAGTAACTAACGCACAGTCCGGAGGAACTTGGGTAACAGAGATATTTAACACAGGAGTAACAAACACTAATGCTCTATTTTTTGTAAGACCTACGTCTACATCAGGAAATCCCATTTGCTACGCATATAGGGGAAGCTCAGGAACTTTTGGATTGACCGCCGACGGAATATACACTTGGGATTGGGCAGTATTTGTTCCCGCCACTCAAGTTGGGAGTACTCCCACATCAGGGGATTACGGCTTAGTAGTATATGATTCAACAGGTAATACTGCGTCGTCAAATATTGTTTTTAATGGATTTGATGCAAAGGCTATGAGAATAAAAGGAAGCATTACTGGCTCTGGTAGCATATCAACTACTTCTGGTTACGCGCTACAACAACAAAAACATTCTGGAGTTAAAAGATCCGATTCCGCAACAGATGGGTTTGTTAGAACTTGGTGTACAGAGTTTACTTCGTCCGCAATAAATCACGTAATAGCTCGTACAGTGTTTCTTGCAAGCTCAGGAAGTAATCCAGAGCCAGAGCCTTCTGACGTTTTTAATCTACCAGCTAATCCTACAACACTAATAATAGAGGTATAAAATGAGAAAATTTGCGATAATAAATAAATACAACGGTATAGTCGAGGGTACTATACAGCCAGCAACTGATGATATGATAGAGGATGAGGAAGTATGCCCATATTCCGCTGACTCTATCTATAAAGAGATAGAAGAACCTATGTGGCAGAGCTTTAGCAAAGAAACTCACTGGTGGGATGGAAATATGTGGAGAGTACGGCCAGCACCGCCCTCAGAGCATCATAAAAGTTGGAGCTCAGTAACAAATAGGTGGTCGGTAGACTCAGAATCTTTATGGTCTTACATTAGGAAACAGCGAAATGTATTTCTTACTCATAGCGATTGGACTCAGCTACCTGATGCCCCGCTTACACAGATTGAAAAAGATGCTTGGTCTGAGTATAGACAAAGCCTAAGAAATATACCTGCCAACAACGAAGAAGTAGAGTTTATAGAAGAGGTTAACTGGCCAACTCCACCCGCTACCTAAGATAGCGTAGAAATTTAATCCTTGACATATCACCCCTAAAAAAGTATAATTACTCCATGTCAAAAGAACTTACTAAAATTTCAACAGAAGGACTAGAGGTAGCAAACTGCTATCTCCAGTTTGGTAATATTCGTGCAGTGTCAGATTATCTTCAGATTTCTGATCACGACGTAGTTGAGTACCTCGACAAGAGAGAGGTAAAGAAGTACATAGATAACGTTTATTTAGACACGGGCTATCGAAATAAGAATAACATAGCGGGTCTTTTGGATGAAATGATTTTAACAAAAGCAGAAGAAGCCAGAGAAAGCGGAGTCATGACAAATAAAGATTTGGCTGAGCTCTTGAACATGGCGCACAAGTTTAGAATGGATGAGATAAAAGCACAGACTGACCTTCTAAAAGCAGAAAATGCTACTGTTAAAAATCAAACTAATATTCAAGTCAATGAAGGTCTGCCTTTTGGGCAAGGTGCTGGTAACATTGGTAAGCTGGTACAGGATATAGTTAAGAATGGAGGGGAGTGACGAAAATTCGAGATTAGACTATAATAGACGAATGATAGACGAGCATCTAGCGCAAGATGCTTCTAGGTTTGCAAGAATAGAGCAAAAGCTAGATAAGATTACAGACACACTCATAGCTTTAGCTCGCGCAGAAGAAAAGCTTCTTAACCTGGAGCGCCATAGAAATGAGATGTTAGACTTACTCGACAATCACGAGGAGAGACTCGACCATCATGAGACTCGTCTAAATGCAGGCGCTGTTACAATAGGAGCTATACAGAAAGTTTTTTGGATACTACTCGCTGGTACTATACCAGCCGCTATAGGAGTAGCAGCTTCATTAAAAGTTTTTTAAGGAGAGAGTTATGGCAGTTAAGCGTAAGCGTAAATCGGCTAAGAAACGACCTATACCTACTAATAAAAAATTATATGCAAGAGTAAAAGCTCAAGCTAAAAGAAAATTCAAGGTCTATCCTTCAGCCTACGCAAATGGGTGGCTTGTAAAAACATACAAGGCACAAGGCGGAAAGTACCGCATGGGTAAAAAATAATGCCTTACGGAAAAGGAACTTATGGTAAGAAACGTGGACGTCCTTCTAAAGCAGCAAAGAAGCGTGGAAAGAAGAAAAAGTCTATGGGATTAACAGCAAAGCAGAAGAAGCTCCCTAAAGGTTTACGAGCAGCGATTCTTCGCAAAAAGAAAAAGAAATAATGGCTAAACCCAGAGGTGGTTTAAGTAAGTGGTTCAAGGAACGATGGGTAGACATATCTAGGCCCAAGAAAGGAGGAGGTTTTAAGCCTTGCGGTAGAAAAACTTCTAAAAAGGGTAAATATCCCAAGTGTGTTCCAGCCTCTAAGGCCGCACGTATGACTAAAGCGCAGAGAAGATCTGCTATTCGGCGCAAAAGAGCGGCGGGTAATACGGGTGGCAAGCCGACATATGTAAGTACGTATGCTCGCAAGAGAAAGAAGAGTGGCCGTAAAAAGAAAAGGTAAGAAAAAAGGACTCAAGACTTAAAAGGGCTGGAGTATCTGGGTATAATAAGCCTAAAAGAACACCCTCTCACCCTAAGAAGTCCCACATAGTTGTAGCAAAAGTAGGTTCTAAGGTTAAAACTATTCGTTTTGGGCAAAAGGGAGCAAAGACTGCCGGTAAGCCTAAAGCTGGAGAATCAGCAGCTATGAAAGCGAAGCGTAGGTCATTTAAAGCTCGGCATGCTAAGAACATAGCAAAGGGTAAAATGTCCGCAGCATATTGGGCGGATAAGGTAAAGTGGTAGTATTTGACAAAATTAAGGAAGCCGCCACAGCGTTTGACGCCTGGCGGCCTTTTCCAAGACTCTTTATAGCTTCGTATCTTTATCTTCTGTATATGTCGTTTGAGTGGTTTACTTCCCTTGAAGATCCTACTACTCAACAAGCAAGTTTAATATCCCTCCTAATAGGAGCGGGTGCTGCATGGTTTGGTTTGTACGTAAATTCAGGAAATAAGAAATAATATGGAAGTAAGTAGGCAAGATGTAATAAGTAAGAAGCTAGTGGACTTTAATATACACGAAAGGTTCTTAAAGCTACCTATACAGGGTTATTTAGACTTGCTAAATATTGAACCCCTGCCCTCTCAAATGGCTATCATTAACTCTATTAATGACCCTAAATACCGATTTGTTACCGCAGCCGTGTCCCGGCGACAAGGTAAAACTTATATAGCAAACATTATTGGACAGTTAGTAGCCTTAGTGCCTAATTGTAACATTTTAATAATGTCCCCCAACTATAACCTATCACAAATATCCTTCGATCTACAAAGAAATCTAATAAAACACTTTGACTTAGAAGTAAGAAAGGATAACGCAAAAGACAGAGTTATAGAACTGAGCAATAGCTCTACAATTCGTATGGGTTCTGTAAACCAAGTAGACTCTTGTGTTGGAAGATCCTACGACTTAATAATTTTTGACGAAGCCGCGTTGGTAGACGGCGAAGACGCCTTCAACGTCGCGCTTCGACCCACTTTGGACAAAGAGAACTCTAAAGCTCTCTTTATATCCACCCCTCGGGGTAAGAATAACTGGTTTTCAAAGTTCTTCAATAGGGGGTTCACAGACGAGTTTCCTGAGTGGGCATCTATTAGAGCTACTTATCTTGATAATCCTAGAATGTCCGAGAGAGATATTGAAGAAGCTCGAAGGTCTATGTCAGAAGCAGAGTTTAGGCAAGAATACGAAGCAGACTTTAACACATTCGAGGGTCAGATCTGGAACTTTGACTACGAAAACTGTACTGGTAATTTACTAGAACTTGATACCCGAAGAATGGATGTTATTGCAGGGCTTGATGTAGGGTATAGAGACCCTACTGCACTGTGTGTAATTGCATATGACTGGACAGAGGAAAAATACTACTTAGTTGATGAGTACTATAATAGTGAAAGAACTACTGAGCAGCATGCTATCGAGATACAAAAGCTTATTGACAGGTGGGACATTGACTGTATTTTCATTGACTCAGCAGCACAGCAAACTAGATTTGACTTAGCTCAACAGTACGATATTTCTACTAATAACGCTAAAAAATCCGTACTAGACGGAATCGCTAGGGTTGAAAAAATAATAGATAATGATACTCTTATAGTAGATCAGAACTGTAAAGAGACTCTTGCATGTTTAGACCAATATCAGTGGGATCCTAATCCTAACTTACTAAGAGAAAAGCCCAAACATAATATGGCCTCGCACATGGCAGATGCCCTTAGATATGCTTTATACTCGTTTGAAACCTCAACCACGGGGTTTTAACGATACCTGGCAAAAATAATATTTGACTTTGCAACCTTCCCAAGATATAATTTCGGTAATAAAATGAAAAAGCCAATAAGTAGAAAAAGCAAGCACTTAAAAAGAGACCCAGTAAAGTACATACGCGACAAAGCAAAGTCTCAATATAAAAAAGGCACTGAGTGTGTCATTTGTGGTACAAAGGAAAAGTTAGATTTTCACCACTTTTATAGTTTAAGTCCCCTACTTGATGCTTGGTTAAGAGAGAAACAGAAATTAAGGCCAGATCACTACACAGATGAATATATAGTGATTTGGAGAGAAGAATTCATAGAGGAGAAGGAAGCAGAGTTATACGAGCATACAGCAACACTATGCCACACTCACCACCTTCAACTACATACCGTATATGGGCGAAATCCTGCCCTTGTAACTGCCGAGAAGCAGATGCGATGGGTAGGTATTCAGAGAGAAAAAAATGGCTTGGTATAAGTTTGGGTTTGGAAAAAGCGACAGCGATGAGGAAAAGCTCAATCCTGCGCAGCAGTATTATGGAACTGCTACTGAGCCCTCTAGAGAGCCAACCTTTAACTATGAGCGTGCATACGAGGAATTAGAGGTTGTAAATCGTGGTGTAAACCTTATTGTAGACGACAGCAGCGAAATAGATGCAATTGTACACCCAGAATCTAAAGTACAGGGAGTATATAAAGGCATTAAGCGGTCTAAGGTAGAGCTACTGTTAAACACTCAGCCCAACCCTTTTCAAGATATTTCTACATTTAGACGGAACTTAATCACCGATTACTTGCTAGATGGAAACATCTTTGTTTATTTTGATGGAGTACATCTTTATCACTTACCAGCTTCTAAGATGACTATTCATGCTAGTAAGAGAACTCTTGTAGACTATTATTCTTTTGATGGTGATAGTCAAAGGTTTACACCAAGCGAAATCATTCATGTAAAAGAGAACTCCTTTTACTCAATTTACCGCGGTGTGTCTAGATTAAAGCCTGCTCTGCGCACTATGATTTTGATGCGTAGAATGCGAGACTTTCAAGATAACTTCTTTAAGAATGGGGCAGTACCAGGACTTATAATTAGAACTCCTAATACTCTATCAGAAAAGATTAAAGAAAGAACTAGACAGTCTTGGCAGATTAGATACTCTCCAGATCAGGGCGGAAGAAGCCCAATGATTCTTGATGGAGATATGCAGGTAGATAACCTTACTAAGGTGAATTTTAAAGAATTAGATTTTCAACAAGCTATAGCTGAGAATGAAAGAATTATACTTAAAGCTCTAGGAATACCTCCAATTATGTTAGACTCTGGTAATAACGCTAACATACGACCAAATATGAGAATGTATTACTTAGAGACTATACTACCTATTGTAACAAAATTAAATATTGCATATGAGCGTTTCTTTGGATTTGAAATATCAGAGAATATTACAGATATTCCAGCACTTCAGCCAGAGCTTCGTGATCAATCTTCTTTTTATACTTCTCTTGTTAATGCTGGGATTATAACTCCTAACGAAGCAAGAATAGCAATGAATTTTGATGAGCTTCCGGATGCAGATGATATTCGGGTTCCTGCCAACATCGCAGGAAGTGCAGTAAATCCAGAACAAGGTGGAAGACCCACAGAAGAGGAAGAAGATTAATCATGGCTAGACCAAAGCAGACAAAAGCAGCCTTAGCAAAGCTAAACATGCAGTTCATTCAATATGGCATATCTAAGCCTATAAACTATGAGCAGTATCTACGAATCGTAGACCATCAGCCAATTACTCGGCGTGAACTAAAGCAGCTATTTTTAGGTAGATGGGAAAGAATGCTGAGGTCTCTTATTCGGTATTATCCTAATGTTTATACTGATGCAGCTATTGGACAGACCACCCCTTTTACTACTAAAGAGATCGAGAAAGGCCCAGAGACTATACTAGACATTAGGGACAGGTGGAGAAACAGCACTGCTGCTCCGTCTAAAGATCCTTATTCTGGTGTTAATATCGCAACGATTGTTAATAAGCATGGTAAAGAGCTAGCAAATGGTACTGACTTAGAAAAGCAGTATGTGCGAGGGGCCCTTATTGAGATTTGGATACATAACAAGGCGCGGGGAATGGATTCTTCAAAGGTGCCGGTTACAGAGGATTTACGTTGGAAGGACGCTAACTTTGGCGATCTTACAAAAGAAGAAGAAGCACATCTGGCTACAGGACTTACAGCATCAGAAAGTAAGCCTGAAAGTGGCCTAGGATTTGGACATGAGCAATCCACGTCTGATAAGAAAGGTAAGCTCTCAGGACTCGAAGCACTAAAGCAGCTTGGAGCGAAGAAAGAGGAAGATAATGGAAAAGATATTTAATCTGACCTCTACGTTTAAGGCGTTAAACGAAGATGACGATGGTGGTATCCATATCTGCGGAATGGCCAGCACTGCTGACTTTGACCGTGCTGGTGACACTATTTCTTCAGAAGCTTGGACAAAAGGTGGTTTATCTAACTTTGAAAAGAATCCAATTATTCTTTTTAACCATGACTACAATCACCCCATTGGACGCGCAACTGGGTTAAAAGTAACAGATAATGGTCTGGAACTTAAAGCCAAGATTTCAAAAAACGCTACAGTTCCTTCGGGAAATGTATCAAATCTTGTTAAAGATGGTGTCCTTGGAGCTTTTTCTGTTGGTTTCCGAGTCAAGGATGCAGACTACCTAACGGAAACTGATGGACTAAAGATTAAGGACGCTGAATTATTCGAGGTATCTGTTGTATCTGTACCCTGTAATCAGGCAGCAACTTTTTCATTATCGAAGTCATTTGACTCAATGGATGAGTACAATGAATTTAAAAAACAATTCACTAACAGTGTAGATCTAGCCGGTCAGCCTCTGGCTAAAACTGAAGATTCAGAAATAGCTAGTGACACACCGGAAAGGGACGAAAACGTCCAAAAGGAGATCAAAATGTCGGAAGAGAATACAACTCCCGGAATCGATTTGGAAGCTTTTGCTAAGAAAGTAGCAGAAGAAACTGCTGCCAAAATTGCAATGAAGCAAGCCGAATCAAAAGCTGCAGAAGAAAAAGCAGCTCAAGAAGCTACAGCTAAGGCAGCAGCCGAAGCAGAAGCAAAAGCAGCTCAAGAAACTGAAGTCAAGACTGCTATTAAAGTAGGCGTAGAGTCTGGTGCAGACCGACTTATGGCTGACGTACAAGCTAAGCTTGCTGAGAAAGATGCTTCTTTTGAAGAAGTAATTGCTAAGTATGCTGGTCAACTTGCTGAGAAGGAAGAAGAGCTTACTAAAATGCGTGAGTCTAAAGCTGTATTTGCTGATCGTAGCGTAAACAGCGCAGACGCTCTTCAGAAGCACTCTAAAGAGTTCATGCACGCCCACCTTGCTGGTGTAATCCTTGGTAAGGGCTGGAATACTGACTACGCTAAGTCTGTATTTGAGAAGGCTGGCGTTAGCTATACCGCAACTGGTGGACAGAATGACCCAGGCATCGACGTTGTAGTTTCTCAAGCAATTGAGAAGGAAATTCAACTAGAGCTTCGTACTGCTGCTTTGTTCCGCGAAATGCAGGTAGAGAGCCAGTCAACTGTACTGCCTCTGCAATCTGACACTAACTTGGCCAAGTGGTCAACTGGTGGACAGACTACTCCTAATGATGGAACTGGTACTGATATTGCTAACCGTGGTAACTCAGACAACACATACGCAGTAAACCAGAAGGTTATCCAAGTAGATCGTTTGATCTCTACCTCTTTCCTCGATAACTATATCGACGAGAAGGTACTTATCAACATCATGCCTATGCTTACTACTGGAATCGCTCGTTCACACGCTCGTTCAGTAGATGATGCAATTATCAACGGTAATGGCGGCGGTGGAAACATCACTGGTCTTATCGCTATGGCTACTGATGGTGCTTCTTGGGGTTCTCAAGTTGCTGCTAACACTACGTTTAGCGCAGAGGTTTTGGTTAAGTGTCGTCGAAACATGGGCGTATACGGCTTGAACCCACAAGACGTCGTATTTATCGTATCACAAGATAAGTATTACGACTTGCTTGAAGATCCTGATTTCCAGACTGTTGACGAAGTAGGTTCTGATATGGCAGTACGCTTGACAGGTCAGGTTGGTATGGTCTACGGTTCACCTGTAGTTCTTACTGACAACATGGGCGCTGATGTGGAAGATGGTTTTGGTGGAGCACTTGCTGTTAACACTTCAAACTTCATCATCCCACGTTTACGCGGTGTAACTGTAGAGCAAGACTACGAAGTAGCTGCTCAGCGTCGAATCCTTGTTGGTACACAACACTTGGGCTTCGATCAGCTGTTTGCCGGTTCTGCTGGTAAGTCTGCATGTACTCATGCTGTATTTAATGGCGTAGCGTAATAGCTAAACCTATACTGGGGGAGTTCGCTCCCCCAAGTTTTTATTAATTGCCTTATGACAGATTTAATTACATTAGACGAATATAAAGAATTTGAGGGGATTAGTTCTTCAAATGATGACTCTCGCCTTGAAAAACTCATACCTTCCGTGAGCCAATTAGTAAAAACTTATTGTGGTAATAGTATCATAGACTACTACTCAACAAATAGAGTAGAGTTATTTAGTGTAAAGTGGGGTAGCTCGATTGTTCAGCTTACAGAAAGCCCCCTTATTTCTATAGTATCAGTAGAGGAGCGAGATAGACCTACTGATGCATATACAGCACTGACAGAGAATACTGATTATTATTTAGACTTTGATACTGATTCAGTTATTAGAATTAGTGGTAAAACTGAAAGAAGGTGGAAAGACGGCCCGGGCTCTGTAAAAGTTACTTATAAAGCTGGATACTCTGATACACCTGAAGATTTAAAGCTTGCCGTAATAGACTTAGTTAAGTACTATATACGAGACGAGCATAAAGAAAGGCGAAGTATTGCTGGCGCCACTCTCGAAAACCAAGGAGTAACTAAGCTACGCTCAGGAGATTTCCCAGACCATATACAAAGGGTTCTCGATCTTTATAAAACTTTCTGATGAGTAGTTCTGACCTTAAAAAGACAGTTAAGAGAGGGCTATTTAAGCTAGAGGGAGACCGAAGGCAGCGTAGCAAACTTAACAAACAGAAAGGGCAGTTATTTATATTTGCTTTTAAAGAGTTCATAGACGCAATTACTCTAGAGTTGAAATCCGCTAAAGTTAAAAATCCAACTGCCTACGCAGAGAAATTAGAAGGGGAATTTTCTAAGAAGCTTAAAATGGCGGGTTTGCCAGGTGTAAGTACTCGAAAGCGCAATGAGATGTTACGTCTTAAAGAGTCTATCTTAGCTGGAGAACTGCCCGCCCCTATTTATGGGAAGATAAACAAAAATACACATAAAATATTTCTAATCCAAAGCTATGGACAAGTCTCTGATATAAAATCAGCAATAGGAACAATGCTAGAAAAGGAGACAGGTGTTGGTAGAGGGGCTGTAACTGGCATACAAGCTGCTGGCTCTCAGAGAGAAGATTTAAAAGGGCTACAGTTAGGACATGGAGAGTATGGGGCTGCTGTAAGTGGTACCAGAATATTAGCTGCAGAGCAACTGCTAGGTAGTTCTTCTTCTTCTGGGCAGCTTAATGCGGCAGACAAAAGAGTGTTTAAGGACTTGCAGCGAAAAATACAGACATACAAAGAAACCATAGGTGTAATAGCAGAATTAGAAGCAAGCACTGTTGTTGATAGTAGGGGTAACTTTAAATCCTCATTTATACCAATACTTTCAGGACAACTTGCAAAAGAAAACCAAGAGGATGCAGAATTAGAACAAGAGCTGCTAAACGATATGGCAGAGTCCTTTAGAGAAGCAATAGATATATTAAATCAGAAAGGATCTAGAAGCAATAAAGAGGCTATTGAAGATACTTTAATATCTAACTTTACAGGTAGAAAGGGTGTAAAGTACAAAGGTAGCGCAAATCCTACTAAAAAGGTAAATAAAAAGTCTAGTTCTGGTAAAGTAAAGCAGAACTTTAAAGAGAATACAAAAGTCTCGATCGCAGCGGGTGCTGCAGTGCCAGAGACTAAGACTCGTAAGTCTGCTAATAAAAGTTCGTCTGTACCTTTTGCAATGATTTCTGTGTTCAACAAAGAATTGCCGTTAGCACTACAAAGAAATATGAATAGCCCAAGGCTGAACTATGTTACAGGGAGGTTTGCTGATAGTGTTTCAGTAACCAATGTAATATCTACAGCCAAGGGCTACCCTAGTTTTAGCTATACTTATGATAAGTACCCATATCAGACATTTGAGCCGGGGTACAAACAGGGTTCACAAGAAAGAGACCCCAGAAGGCTTATAGATGCCTCTATGAGAGAAATTGCAGCAAAGTATGCGCTAGGAAGATTCTTTACTAGGAGGCAGTAATGACAACAGCTAATCAATTATATACTAGTAGGCGTTTTTCTATAACAACCGCACTGGCTGCTAAAATCAAGGACATAAACGGTAGAGGGGTATTCTATAACGATGTTGCAGAAGTTAGCCCCTATCTTAAATTCTGGGACGAAGTAGTAGAGTTTCCCGCAGTACACTTAAATGCAAGTGCAGAAAGACGAGAATACCTAGCTGGCGGAGTTAAGATCAGGTTTTTAAACGTCGTACTTCGATGCTATGTGAATCAGGAAAACTCTGTGGAAGCCCTAGACGAGCTACTACAAGACGTAGAGACAGTAATAGAAGATAATTCACAGTTGGCATACTTCGATAGAGATGGTAATAGTCAATGCACGCAACAAATCACCGTACTTAGTATTGATACTGACGAAGGTGTTTTAGATCCTCTAGGAGTGGCAGAAATGCTCATAGAGGTTCGATACTAAGAGACGGCTGGCAGGAATCAAAAGATTCACGTTCGAGCCCTCTCTAAAACATAGGAGATAAACTATGGCACAATCATTATATTTTGCACGTGATAGTAAGCTGTTTCTCGAATTTGATGGAGCAGTTTGGGAACTGCCCGTTCTTGACGGATTCAGCTTTTCACAGGCAACAAATACTTCAGACATTACTCTGAACGAAATGCAAGGCCCTACTGGTATTAGTAGACGTGGACGACGTTTGTTTACTGACTCACTAGCCCCAGCTGAGTGGTCATTTAGTACATATGTACGCCCCTACATTGGCGGTGGAGAGCACCATGCGGTAGAAGAAGCTCTCTGGGCAGTAATGGCTGGTGCGGATACTTATGGAACTCTAGGCTCTGGTCTTGGAGTTATTGCTACTGCGACTTCGGGAGATACTGCGGGCGATAGAGACCCTGGTACTTATATTCTTGATGGAGACGATGCTACATCAGGAACTGCTGCTGGTACTGGAGCAATTTTTGAAGTTATCGTAGGTACTGATGGAAACGCAGACGGTGTAAATGTTATAAACGGTGGTACTGGATATGCTGGTACTGAAACTTTTGTCTTCCCCGCATCTTTAGT